CCACCGGGAGCCGCGTGCTGCCGGGCAGCCGGTGAGCACGACCGGCACACCACGTCCCAGAGCCTCCAGCGCATCATGCGGCAGGGCCGACCGCGGCACCTGGTGCTTCGCCATCGGCGAGTCTGGGCCGCGGGAAAACGTGACCGCCTTGGGGCAGGGCAGCAGCACCACTGCCAGCGACCCGCCAACCGTTTTGCCCAGGGTCTTTTCAGCGGCAGTCACTTGGCCTCCGTTCCTGCCGAGTTTAGCCGCGGCTGCTGGTTTTCTGACGTGGCTGGTGGCAGCAGCTCGTAGTGCACCATGAGCAGTTCCAGGTCGCCAGGGGTCACGTCCACGTCGCCAGGCGCAGCCGCGCGTCTCCGAAGCCGCACCACGTACGCCACATCCCCAGCGGTCGGCTTCGCCTCCCCGCGAGACGGGGCAACGCCTAGCAGCGCTGCCGTTTGGGGGTGCCCAATCAGGCACCTCCCGGCCGCAGCGGCTTCCTTCGCAGCCGCCTTTGCTGCCGAGAGCGCCTTGGGCTGGTCTAAGCCAAGCGGTGGCCACACGACCATCGTGCCCCCGCCCTCCGGTGGCACTAACGCGTTCAGCACCCATACAGCCATGTTCACCTCCTTGCTCCGGCTTAGCCCCCGGAGCCGGGCCGCTTACCACGCGAAGCCAGCCACCAACCCATCTTCTGTTGGCGCGATGAACGGTAGGCCGCTTTCCTTGCAGTTGAAGATTCGGTCCGCATCTGAAGGCGCAAGGCGCCACGCAGAGGTCGTGGCGGGGAGAGTGACGCCCCTCACCCGCCACTCGTACCAGTACCTGGTATCCGGACCGGAGCCATGTGTGCCCCTCCGGAACTCCACCTCCACATGCCGGCCGAGGTCAAGGCCAAGCTCAGCGGCCATACCCTCAAGCCGCAGGCCAATCTGTATCGCCCGGTAAGGGTGGTAGAGCCACCACCCTTGCTTCATGCTGTGGATGTAATCGCGTAGAGTCGTGCCATCCTCCATCGCGCCCGGTTCAGCCCTCAATCACGTACGCGCTCGACATCTGGCGCAGCGCCGGGTGGCGGAGTTCGGCGCCAGCCGGCACCTCCAGCTTGAACCAGACGAACCCGTATTGCCCAATGGCCGGGCCTGCGGCGAAGCTGGCGGCGCCAGTCGCCCGCGCAGCCGCCCACCAGACCTCATTCGGCTCCGCCGCGTTCGGACCTGGTGGCAACGGGACCACGCGGGCAACTACCTCCCCATCGAGCACTACCTCCAGCGGGGCGTCGTAATCGCCCCCAAACCGCCTTGGTCGGACCTCCACTGTGACGATGGTGCGGCTCGCTGACTGCACCGCAGGTAGCGCCTCGTGCAGGAGACTCCGGTTCCGCTCGGCGGACGGATGGAGCTGCGCCTGGGCCGGCCCGGTTGATGCTTCGCCGCCGCCGAGGAGCTCGCGGATTTTCTCCTCGGCGCGGTCCCACCGGGCCGCCACCTCCGGGTCCATCGCCCGCAGGAGCGCCCTTGCCTCCTCAGCCGGGACCCCGACTGTGCCGGCCAGGAGGGCGGCCCATTCAGCCCATGAGGCTGGGATTGACCCACGCTTCCCGAGCGCCGACCACAGGCCCTCAGGGAAGTCGCCAGTGTTCCAGCCGTAGTGCCCGGCTACGGCCAGGACACTGTCCGCCAGGACCAGCCTCCAGATAGTGGGGGTCCACTTCCCCCTGCGTGGCCCCGACTGCCTCTCGCGGACCACGCACCAGCCGGGGATGTCCCGGCCTTCGAACGGCCTGGCTTCCCCGTCCTTGAAGAACACCAGCCATGCCGCCCGCGAGCGCGGCGCCAACTCTTGCGTCCACGTAAACTCTTTCATGGCTCCTCCCTTCCCCGGCCTTACGGCGCCGGGGCCGCCGTCCTGCCGGTTCCGCCTTGGCCTTCCCCGCCGGCCCGGCTGCCGGCGGCGGCCGCCTCGCCGCCAGGACATCCGGTTCTCCGGCTGCCCTGGCGGCGCCACCCCGTGCGCCTCGGGGTGGGCCAGAACCCCACTTACGGCGGGGCTCCCTCCCGCGGTGGGCCGCAGCGGGCCGCGGGTCCCGGGACGTAGCAGTTGGGGCAGGCCGCGTCCTCGCCCGCGCTGCCACCACTAGGCCGCTCCGCACCCGCAGCGAAGGTGCGGGCGGCCCGGCCTGGGCGGTGCCCTAGTCATGGCGACCTCCTCTCCCGCCAGCAGCGGCGTACGCGCCTGCCGCCTCGAGCAAGGAGGCAAGCGCGTGCGCCGCGTACTTGGCTGCCGCGGTGGCGTCGCGGAAGCGCAGGCGCGCCTCATCGAGGATGGCGTCGCACTCCTTCGCCACCCGGTGGTCCAGCGCCCAGGCCGCCTCGAATGGCAACGGAAGCGGCCAGGCCCCGATGTCCGCGCCACGCCACCCGTCGCGCCTGAGCAGCCGGCGGATTGCGGCCCGCGCCTGCTCAATGCTCCGTGCCATGAACACCTTGCCAGCCGCATGCCGGCGGCAGGTGCGGTAGCCTGGCGGCCAGTCGCCGCGGAACCAGCCGCCCTCGCATTCTCCGGCGAGCTCTGGCGCCCAGACCCCGACCTTGCGCCAGTCGCCATTGAAGGCAGCGAACACCCAGCCGCGGGGCACGTGCGGCACCTGCCCCGCCGGTTCATCGGCCGGCCCCTCCGGCTCGGGCGCCTCCAAGCCGCGCGCCATTGGGCGGATTTCCGCCCAGCGCACCACCGGCAGGCCAGCGGCCTCGACCTCCGGCCGGACCTTATCGGTGGCTACCACGATGGCCACCACGGCCTCGCGGCCGAAGCCGACCAGGGTCTCCACGTACCGGCCCGGGCCCCAAGGCTCGTCCGCCGGCCCGTCACCGGCCCACGCGAAGGCCACCCGCCAGGACCGCGTCTGGGTCCGGCGGAACCTGGTGGGGACGTACGCCCCCTCCACGTCCTGGGCCCAGCAGTCCCGCGGGACCGCCCTCGCCAGGTGCGCCCGGGCGGGGTCAAGCAACAGGCCCACGCCTCCGAGCGGGCCGCAGCCGTCGCGGGGGATGGCAGCGGAGCGGGACCGGCTCACCGGACCGAGCTCCCAATCCAGCGCCGCCGCCAGCGACGGACCCTTGCCGTAGGCCCCAAGCCAACGGACAAGGGTCCGCCCGCCGCTCACGGCAGGCGCTACCCACCGGACGGCGCGCCCGTCAACGGCGCGAGCCTCGAAGACCCGCCAGCCCTCGGGCACGCAAAAAGCCACGGCTTGCCGGGTGGCCAGCCCAGCCGCCGGGGCGAACTTCCCCGCCTCTGCGGCGGGGCTGTTGGGCTTTCGGTTGGCCATCATCTCTCCCTCCACGACGTTAGAGAGCAAAATGCGTGCCATGTTCGCCATGGCTTTTATGCTTGCCGAAATGCACTTTTTCGTCAGCTCTTTGCGATGCAAAATGCAACCGTGGAACTTGTAGCGTGAAAGAAAGGCCGCTTCCGGGGTGGGGCATCGTTGTCTCCCCGGAAGCGGCTTTCGACTTTTTTGGCATCGCACACTCCCTACCTGGGCGCTTGCCAGACCGCGGGGAGCCGGAGCACATACCGCTCCTCGGCGCGCGTGGTCACGTAGACCACGAGGCCGGTAGCTGGGTGAAACCACCCGGTCGCTCCCGATGCCGTCCGCACTCGCTTGAGCCCACGAAGGTTCGGCAGGCCGAGGCGCTCGGCAAGAGCCCGCCGTGCCTCGCGCTGGGTCGGGAACGACCCAACCTCCACTGGCCCGCCGTTGACTGACACGTCCTCATAGGTGGCGACGTACCACATGGCTCACCTCCCCTTGAGCTTCGACACGCGCTCCGCAAGCTCGCGGAGCCGGCGGATTCTCGTTGCATGGGTGGCCAGGCGGGCGATGGCTTTCATCTCCCGCTTCACGGCCCACATGCTCTCCCAAGCGGTTCTCGACTGAACCCAACGCCGCTCCACGAAGCGCCTGTAGTCCTCGCCGAACACACGCGCTAGCGCGTCCTTCACCTCCTGGCGCGCCGCGCGGTACTCCTCGGCGCGGCGGATGGCGTCCTGGTCTGGCGGTCTGACGCGTGCCACGCCACCGATGCGCTCCACGGTCACCACGAGCTTGGTGCCGTGGTTCTCTCCCCCACAGACGCAGTCGCACTTCCAGCCGCGCGCGCCGGTGCAACGGCCGTCGCAGGGGGATTTCTCCTCCACCTTTTTCCAGTGCCCGGTATCGGTGACCGGGCCCAAGTACTCGAGCTCGCCTCCGCAGATGCACTCCACCTCGAAAAGCCTTTCCTCAAGCACAACCGTGCTCAGGCAGTCGCCACACCGGTAGTAATACCTCTTGGCTTTCATCGCTTACCTCCTTCCGACTCGACGTAGGACCGCCAGGCGTCCCGGCGGTCACGCATGAACATGGCGGCCAGGTCTTCATCGCTCCATCCGAGCTGGCGGTACCACAGCTCGGCCAGCTTGGCGAAGCGGCGCTTGTCACCGCGCTTGAGGGCACTGGCCATCTCCCTCACTGCGCGGCAGTAATCCAGTCCGAGGCGGATGGCGACATCGCCTAGCTTGGCGACGCCGTCCTCCGCACATCTCCACCAGCCCCCTTGGGCGTACACACGGAGCTGGTACACTCTCCAGAAGAACTCGCGACGTGGCGTAAGAGGCTCCATCATTGCCGCCTCCCTAGATGGACCCATACCAGCCGCCTGGACCTTCGTCAGGCGGCCACTCCTCATCAACCGGCTCATCATCCTCCTCCTCCTCGCCGCGCAGGCGCCGCACCCAGGCGAGCGACGCCTCGTCCGGCTCCTCGTACGCCACCGACTCCAGGCCCTCCTCCCCCGTATCTGGGTCCTGGGCCCAGGTGTCGGTGATGCGGTACCAGCCGCAATGCCGGCATACCTCCCGGTACACCACCCCGGCGCCGTGGGCCCAGACGCCGGGGTTCTCCTTGAGCCCGCCCACAACCTCGACAGGCGAGCACCACTCGTGCCCGCCCCCCGGGCAGTCGGGCTCCTCGGGGTGCACCGGCACGGTGACGCGCCACCGGCGCCTCCCGCCGGGGTCCTCGACAATGAACCGCACCCAGTAGGTGCGGTCGCCTGGCTCCCAGTCGCAGGCGGCCACCAGCTCCGCCGCCTCGCTGGGACTGTCGGCCTCAACAACCTCCTCGAACTCTGGGTATCCGACCTCGTGAACCGTGAACTCCATCGTTCCCTCCTTGCCCCGTTTACCCCCGGGGCCGGGGTCTTGCCGGCTTCTGTTCGCCTGCCCCGCCACCCCGGCTTGGCGGCGGGTGGCAAAAAGAGAGGGGCCACTGCCTAGCAGTAGCCCCTCTTGTAAGCATCCTCACCCGCCGCCATCGCCACGAGGCGGGCGCGGGCGAGGAGGCCAGCCTCCTCGTCTCCCCTGCAGTACAGAAACGCGCCCACCACCTTGGCGGCGCGGCGGAACACCTCAGCCGCCCACGGCAGGGGGTACACCCCCTCGCCGTAGGCCAGGTCGTAGGCGGTCACGTGCCGCACCTGCGCCTCGGCCGCGCGCAGGAGCGACAGCTCCCGCTCCATGAACAGGTGGCTCTCCTCGGCCAGGCGCACGGCCTCCTGCGCCCAGCCGAAGGAAGCGTGGAGGTCACCGCTGAGCGACCGGCGCCGGGGGGTGACCAGCGACTCCAACAGGCGCTCGAAGCGCTCCATACCGCACTCCTTGCCCTGGCTTCTCCCCCAGGGCTGGGCCCATGCCGGCTTCCGGTCCACCTTGCCAGCCGCGCCGGCATCGCGGCTGGGGGCAAAAAAGCAGCGGGGACTTACCATCCCCGCTGCCTCCGAATCGTCTCCTGCAGGCGGCGGACCTCGCGGACCGCCGCCGCGACAGCCTTCTTGCTTGCCTTGTAGCCGTCCGGGACGGTGGCTCGGAGCGGCCCGAAGTCGGGCACCTCGACAACAACGAATGCCCGGCCGAAACGAACCCCGTACCTCATCCCTTCGGCCGTCCTCATCCTTTCAACCACCATAGCAACCTCCTTTCCACCATAGTGTAGAGCAATATGCGTGCCACTTTCATCATGCCATTTGGTACGGTGCTAGTGCACTTTTTTGTCAGCTCATTGGGATGCAAAATGCGACACTTCGGCTTTCGACGCGGTGGTAATGCGCCTAGAGCCGCGAGACAAGATTGTCTGTGCTTTGACGCTGAGAGACTATGTTGACATCAGCCTGCGGAGCAAGCGCTTGGCGAGGTCGGAGGCCACCGCAAGCAGGAGACGCAAGAGCCCCCGAGACGGGGGCTCGCTGCTAGGCCCCACCGGGACGTAGGGCCTCCGTGGGTCCTGTTCTTGCCGCAAGTGTCCTAGCCCTGGGTAAGGCGCCGTCGCACCAGGCGCTTCATAGCCTCCCACAAGCCGGCCGACCCGGCCACAGTGGTCACGACCGCCAAGATGGCCTCCATGAGGGTGAGGGAGCCGTCGGTAACAGCACCCTGGATATACAGCGCAACGGAGAGGATAGCGGAAAGAACGATGGTCCAGGGACCACTCACCCAGCGCGAGAGGCCGACCCCATGTCGCAAGATGGCGATAATCATGGTCAGCACTGCGAGCTGCTTCAGGGTCGGCACCCAGAGCACCTTGCGGCTCAAACCAAACCAAGTATCAAGCTGCTCCAGCGCCGACTGCCACCAAGGCTTTGGCGCCTGCGGCAGCTGCGCCTGCGCGTACCCGGAGGGGCACGCGTCTGCGTACTTGAGGCTGCCGAGGCCGATGCCAGGTGGACCCGCCACCGGCCCATAGCAGACCCGGGCCGACTCGTCAACGAGCCAGCCGGCCACGGCTGGGGCCGCGGCCAGCAGCGCCAACAGGACAGTGACCACTCGCTTCATGGTTCCTCCCTCCAGGCAGCCGCGGTCAGCTCGCCGGCCAGCGCCCAGTTCTGGGGCCAGCGTTCGGGGGCGGGCTTCCCAGGCCGCCAAATCCTAGTGTACTCCTCCCAGGCCTCGGCCTCCGCCATCGGCAGGGGCCGAGGCGATGTGCGCAACAGGCCCCTGGCCACGGTAGCTGCGGCCATGGGGTCAACGTCGGGGTGCCACACGTCAACCACAGACAACTGCCGGAGCACCGAGGTGACTACGGGACCGACCGATGGGTGCGCCAGCACGGCTTGGACGGTTTGTGGTTCGAGCTGCCAGTACGTCCGCGCCGGGCCAGCTGGCTGCTGCCTCCGGCTCGCGAGACTCGACTCCTGGAGCGCGATGGCCAACAACATCCGCACCGCGGGCCGGCTCCCCCAAGGTCGTGGCCACAGGTGGCGCGCTGCGGCCACGACGCACTCCGCTATGGCCAGCTGATGCGGCAACATCTCACGCTCCAGGCGGGGGGAAGACCCCGCGACCGTTGACCTTTGCCTCTACCCGTGCAATGCGACCCTCGTGCTCGCGAGTCACCTCCGCGACCTCCCTCCGCAGCGCGGCCAGCTCCGCCCGCTGCTCGGCCAGTTCCGCCCTCAGCGACCGGAGCGAGTCGTCAATCACCGACAGCTGCCGCCGTGCCAGCGCCAGGGCGATGGTTGCGAGCGCCGCGACAGCCGTCGTGACCATCCACCAGACCGTTTGCTCTACCGACATCAGGCCCTCCCCACAGCGACCTGGACATAGTCCACTCTCGCGAGCCCTGTGCCTCCAGCCGAGATGGCCGGCGAGCCCGCACCCGCCTGCTTCATACGCTGGTAAACCGTGCCAGTAGGCCCCACTAAAGTGACCAGCACCCCAGCCGAACTAGACAACCATGTGATGTCGTACCACCCGGTTGGAGCTCCGGTCGCCACCGTCTCGCCACCGATCTTGAGCGTGCCTCCTGGGCCCATCGTCACGTCAACGCCCATTGTGATGCTCGAGTTATTTGAACTATCGAAGTAGATCTTCGCCCTGGCGCTCCAATCAGCCCCCGCTCCAAGGGCAACGCTATTCAGCGAGGCGGAGCCTGTCGACCAGCCAGCCACCCCGGGGTGGCCAGGCTCCGAGGTATAGGTCACCGTCCCCGTCCCGCTGTATTGCCAGCCGAGCTCGCCTAGGAAGCCGTCGCCCGCCCCGTCGCCTCCCCCGGTGAACTCATCAGACAGCACCACCACCTCGGTCGCTGAGGTGGTAGTGCCTGCTGGGTCCTGCGGGTCCGGGTAGGTACCGGCGTCCCAGTCACTCGCAGACCACTCAACGCAAGTGAGCTTCCGTTTCCAGCCTGTGATTTCATGGCCGAGCACGATCATCTCGCGCGTTCCGAGGCGCGGGTGCTGCAAGGTCACGCGGGTGCCTGGCAAGGCGACCTCGCCCGAGCCATCGGTGAGCAGAGCCCAGGTCACGGCGGCCCTCCGCGCCCGATTGAGCGCTGTTGCCAGTAACCGCATGCAGTCCTGGTAGTTGACGAGCGGCAAAAGACCCAGGTGCAGTTCCCGCGGTGCCTCCAGCCCAGTTGCAACCTCGGCGCGCTCGAGAGCCAGCTGCTTCTGCGCCCAAGTTGACTGGTCCAACCAGGTGCCAGTCACCCGGTTTGGCGCCCGGAAGAGCGAGCTTTCGACGGCCGGCTCCTCCAACAGGCGGATTGGCCCATCGTACGAGACAGTGCCAACATTCTGCGCCTGCGAGTCCAGCACGAGGCGCCACTCGCCGAGCCAGTACAACCTACCGCCAATCGCAGACAGCAGCGCGCGCAGGCGCTCTGGCCATGGAATCATGGGCTCGCGCGTGGTCCAGACCCACCACGCCGGCGTTGTTACCGCCCCTGCGAGGTCGTCAAGCGTCTTACCTGGTGGTGCCTTTAGCACGATACCTGCCCCGTAATCGGTGGATTCCAACAGGTCCTTGAGGAACCATACTGGGTTCGTGGTGTAGGCCCCGCCTGGTCCCACCTTCCGCCCGCGCACCACGGCGGTCACCTGGGGCATCCCGGAGACCGGGGCTTGCGCAAGGTCCATGCTCAGCGCGACGTATGCCACGCCAGGCAGCGCACTCTTCGCGGCGGTGTGGCGCAAGATGGTTGGCGGCGACTGCCACAGCGACCCAGTCCGCAACTCGACCTGGCACCAGCCTTGCACGGAAGGATAGACCTCCGTCTCGCCCACGTACACCTTTTCGATGGCATCAATCTCACCCAGCGAGACCACACCAATGCATTCAAGCTGCCCAGCGCTGGCAAGGTGAAGGTGGACGAGCGGCAGCTCCACCTTGCACCTGCCGTAAACGATGGGCCACGCCCCGCCGATGGGGCTCTGCCCAGTCCGCAGCTCAACGGTGCGCACATCCGAGCCGTAGGGCAGCTCGCTCATGACTCCGCTCCGGAAGCCTCCTCGCCCTCAAATGAGAGAACGAACGATACACGGCCTGGCAGCTCCGATGCCACCTCAGTCGCGGCACCAAAGCGTCCCCACAACAGCCGCTTCGCCACCGCCCGGAGCTCAATCGCGGCACCGCTCGCTGGTGCGGCGGCGAGCGTGAGATACGCCCGGCCGAGCGAGTCAACCGGTGCCGGGTTTGCTCCGGTCAGGACGTACCCCACCTCCGCCATGTGGTCTGGCGAGGTTACCGCATCCCACGGGCTGCGCCACATCGCGGCTGCCGGGTGCCAGACATCAAAGTCCAGGGCGTCCGAGGTAGCCAGCGCCCGAAACTCGATGCCAAGGTAGTATGCAATGGTCGGCGACCCGGCAGCCCGGACCTCAGTCCAGCCCGCGCCGCCTGGCACGTCTACGTAAGTGCCAGCGTTGCCGGAGTACCGGATGCCCACACGGACAGTTCTGCTGCCGTTGTTCTTGACCCAGCAGCTGATGCCCCACCTTGAGGCGGTAGTGGTGGGGATGTCCGTCCGGTCCTGCACTATCTTTTCGTTGTATGAGCCACCGGATGTTTGAATCCGCCAAGCGGTCGTGCCCCCGAGCGGGTCCGTGCGCCCGGAGGTCCGCGTCACGGTCGCGCCGCCAAAAGCCTGCCACACTGACGCCTGGGACAGGTCCTCCGAATGCTTCAGCAGGTTCTCTACACCCAGCCAGGCGGTCACCTGGGCTCCGCCAACCAGCACGGTCGGCGTGCCGGCAATCTCCCGAACGGGGACGGCCCAGACCCGCGTAGACCCATCGCCGGCTCCAACAGAAATCACCCACGGCTCTTGAAATGGCGTCCAGATGTGCCAGCGGCTGACGGGACCGGCTCCGGAGCGGATGGTGCGCAGCAGGTCGGCGAGGTCGGATGTCGGGACGTTGCGGAAGGAGAGCTTCAGCCGGTGGTATGGCGTGCTTCTGGTGCCGACCGCCTGGGACAGCGCCCCGGAGATGGAGCGCAGCTCGATCGCGTGCCAGTCCTCGCTACGCGAGGTGCCGTCAACAGACGGCCAAGGGTACAGCGCAAGCGCCATCATCCCCTCCGCAGACGTCTAGTTGGGCCGCCACCTCCGCCACCGCCGCCACCGGTCGGAGACGGTTCCCGGCTCAGGTGCCGACGTATCTGCGGTGTGCTCTTCGGCAGGTGTTGCGTTATGTGCCGGCGCACTTGCCTTGTTGGCTCTGCCGCCGGAGCATCAGGCGGAGGAGATGGACTAACCACGTAGGCCGGCGCTCGGCTCGATTGCAGCCAGCGCAGGACCTGCCCTGTCCGCGGCGCTGTTGGGAAGCCCCCAAAGCGCAGCGCATTCCCGTCGCTAGGCAGGCACCATGGCGACGGCAACTGTTGCAGGTACGAATACGTGACCTCCAGCATCGCCGCATCAAGATACCACGTAGCGCCTCCGGTCGACTGCTGCAGGATGCGGATGGCCACCGAGCGGCAGTTGGCCGGCGCGGTCGCAGTCACCGAAACACGCTGCCAGGACGCGCCGAGCGTGGCGTCGGTGTACTGCGTGGACAGCCCGATGGAGTTGCCAGCGGAGTCGAACCATTCAAGGCGCACGCGCACGACCGGGCTGCCCGAGGATGCGCGAAGGTAAGCCGAGGCTGTCCACTCGCCACCGCCGTTCGGATTCGATGCTCTCCCGCCCGCCGATGTCCGCGTCCCCTGATTCGCACCCGTGGTTGTGACCCCAAGGCTAGCCGTCCCGTGGTAGGCGATGCCAGTTACGCGACTGACGGTCGCTCCGCCAAGCGCTTCCCAGCCTGCAGCCGATGTTTCGATGCTGGCGGTGTTATCGTCGGCCAACCTGTTGCGTCGCTTGGTCTTGCACGTCGCTAGCGTCTTATCGCAGCCTACCGCGTCTGATACCAGGCACTGCAGCCCGCCGAAGGTCCAGTTGCAGCGCTCCAGCAGCATCCTGCCGACATGACCTGGCCCCTTCAGCGAGCTGAAGCGGAAGGGGTGCAGAGTGACGGTCGCCATGTCTCGCGCCCATCGCACGTCCGCGACCATCATGTGCCAGTCTACCTTCTCCTCCGCACCTGCTGGCGACCGTAGCGTCATGACGACGTGAGCCTGGGCTCCAGCGGCCGACAGCAGGCTCGCGCCAGGGTCGGCAACTTGCACCGTCACGTACCCGTCAGCGGTGTCTACGTCTCCGACTTCCACCACACCCTCGGGAACCTGCCGAACCTCGTTTCCTCCAGCGTCATCGGATGAGTACCAGTACAGGGTCAGCTGTTGCCCGCCAGGCCTGGTACTCGCCCCGAAGCCTGTGTTCGTCACGAACGCCACGTCAAGGATGTACCCAGGCAAGCTCCAGTTGCTCATGATGTAGTCCTCGTGGCCGGTGTGATGTCAGGCACCTGCTCAGCGGCGGCGGCTAGGGCCTGTACCAGCTCCTCCAGGCCGGCTGCTGCCGCAATCAAGGACTCATGAAGGAGACTCGCCCCGCCGCCGACTGCAGTTGCACCGCTCTGGAGTGCGGAAGCCAAGTTCTCCACAGCCAGGGCTGCGCGGTCCGTCGCGTCCGATAGACTGTCCATAGACTCCTGGCTGCGTCTGGAAGCCCCTTCGAGGGATTCCAGGTTGGTAGCGGCTCCAGCGAGCGCGCCGGTCATGGCGTCAACCTTGTCCTTCAGCTGCTGTTGCCGCTGCAGGGCCTCCTGCTCCCAGTGCTCGAGCATCTGCTTCGCTACGTTCTCGGTGGCCCGGATTTGCTCCTCCACCCACTGCCGCCAGGCGTAGTTGGCATTCTGGTTGTCGCCGACGTTCAGGCCCCACAGCTGCCTGGCGGTCTGGAGGAAGTCCTGCCACAGGCGCTGGACCTGCTCCGGGGAGGTAGCCTCCTGGATTGCCCGCTGGAGCTCCGACATCCGCTCCTGGTAGTACTGCGCCAAGGCCGCTGGGCCCTGCTCTCTTGCGCGCTGCTCTTCAAAGCTGGCGAAAACATGCTCCACCGAATCCTGGATGCCAGCAGCGACGCGCTCAATATCCGCGATGTACCGCAGGGTTTGCTGGTACTGTTCACGCGCAAGCTCAAGCAGCTGCTCCGCCCTGTGTACTTGCTCCTCCGACAGCATGTCAGACAACCCGCGCCCCAACTGGTCAGCACGCTGGAGAGCTTCGTCAAACGACTGCAGGAAAGACTCCCGCATCGTCTGGTTCACCTTGTCGCGAACTTCATCAAGCGACTGCCCGAGGTTCTCCGACACCTCCCGCAGCCCAGAAAACACCGTGATGTAGTGCGCCAGCTCCTTCAGGGCCTCATTGAAGTCGCCAGCGAACACTGCGTCAAGCTCTTGCTTCGCACGCTCGGCCGACACGCCGAGCGCCTGGAGCCCCGCCTCCAGCTGCGGCCGGACCGCATCAACCATCGCCCGCGGGATGGTGCCAGACAGCAACCTGCGCCACCAGGACCCGGGGTCCTCCACGCGGTCGCTCACCTCGATGCGGACCTCCTCGAGCCGCTTCAGAGCCTCCTCGGGAATACCACCAAGCGCGTCGAACACGTCCAACAGCGCGACCCGATAGGCCTTCCAGGTGGACCGCAGCTGCCGGAGCATGTCCTTCTCCTCATCCTCCGTCGGCCCGCTGATGTCCACCAGGGGGGTGGCTCCACCCCCGTACCGCACGTGGACGCCTTTCTTCTGCTGGCCCGACGCAAAATATCCGTACAGCCCGCCGATTATGGCTCCAATAACCGCCCCCCACGGTCCGCCGATGGTGAAGCCCATCGAGGCCCCGGCAATCGCTCCACCAGCGGCGCCCACGCCACGGTTCTGCTTTTGGACTCCGTAAGACAGCATCGCGGAGCCCACCAGCGTCCCCACTCCGGTGATGGACACCTTGCCGCTTTCGTCAAGGACCCCCATGGACTGCAGCGCGGACTTGAAGTCCCCGCCAGACAGCAGCGTGGCAAGGCCCCTATCCAGGCGCTCCGCAGCGACGTTCGACAGAGCCTTCCAGACACCTCCCCATGCGTCTGCAAACTTGTCCCCACGCAGCGTTCCTAGGATGCCGTCCGTGATTGCGCTGCCAAGCTGCCGAGACACGTACCTCGCAAACTCGTCAACCTTCGGCGCGTACACCGGCTGCGCTGGCGGCTTCCACAGGTTTTCGAACACCTTGGTGGCCTTCAGCTCCCCAACCAGGTTGCTGACCGCCGTGGTCTCCGCCTCGGTAGCCCGCGTGTGCTCAATGGTTTTGGTAGTCGCTTCCGCCTTCGCCTTCGCCTCGTCGCTTACCGCCTTGGCTACCTCCGCGGTGGTTTCCTTCTCCTTCTTCTTGGTTTTGATGTGGGCATCCGCTGTTGCCATCGCCGCTTGTTGCGCGGCTGTGGCGATTTCCTCCTCTTTCCGCTTTTCTCCCAGCTTCGTGGTGAGCTCCTTCACCTCCATCCGCAGCTGGGCCACCTTCTCACGCTGCGCTGCGTAAGCTGGGGAGGAGCGGTCCAGCTGCTTGAGCTCCTCCTCGGCGGCTGCCAGCATCTCCTGCTTCTTCTTCAGCAGGTTCTCAAGCGACTTCGCGGTCAGTTGGGAGGTGTAGTCATAGTCTCGCTGGCCCTTCGCCAGCATGTAAAGCCCCTCGGCAAGTGTTGAAAAGGCCTTCGTGAGGGCCTGGATTACACCGGAGGCCCGCACGGCATTTAGCACGAGCTCGCCAATGCCCTCCTTCGCATCGCCAAGAGCCTCCTTCATCCTGTGCAGACCCAGGGATGCGTCCTCGACCGCCTTTGCCGCACCGCCAACCTGCGTCCGGAGGGCCTCCAGAACCACGCCCTGGGCTTTGGCCGTATCACCAGCCTCTACGAATGACGCGATAAGCGCCTTTTGATCTTCGCTGAACGTGATGCCGGCGCGGCGCAGCGCCATGATGCCCTGGACAGGGTCCTCCAGGGCCTTTCCGAGCATGACCGCAGCGGACCGGAGGTCTGTTCCGAAAACGGCAGCCATGTCCGCCGCCAGCTGGGTCGCCTCGAGGAAGGTCGGGCCCGAGACTGACCTGAAGGTGGCCAGGACGGCCATCGCGTCCTTGATTGCCTCATCCGAGATGCCAGTGGTCTCCTGCAGCTGCGTTGCGAAATCGGCCAACTCGTCTGCGGTGAAGCCTGCCGTTTTCCCGGTCGCCTGAATGACGGCGGCCAGGCGCGCTTGGGACACCTCGGCCTTGATGGCTTCCTCGGCGGCTGCGCGGAGATGGCCGACTAGCTGCCCTATCACGTAGGCGCCACCGACTGCCTTCGCAAGCTCGATAAGCTTGCCCGAGACGCCGGCTAAGGCGCGGTCGGCTCCCTCGGAGGCCTGGGTTACGTCCTCGGTGTCACGCTTGAACTTCTGGAGGTCAGAGGACAGCGAGGTTAGGCCTTGAGCAACGCCTGACGCGTCGAACGCGGCCCTGAAAAGGACATCAATCCCGGCCACTGGCGCACCTCTCCTGGATGACCGGGATTGCCCCTCGCTCGACTTCTAGCAGCCCTTCAACGATGGCTGGAGTCCAAGCACCGAGTGGTTCAAGGATGGCTCTGGCCGCGACCCAGTCCAGGCCCATTACTGCGATGCCCCCGATGGTCCCAGCGACCAGAAGCTTTCCTCCGACCATCTCCCATGCCAGCCAGCACGTCCGTTCCCAGGCTCCGAGCTCCGCGCCTGCTATCTCTTCTGCCGCTTCTTTGCCGCGCCTGTAGGCAAGCTCTGCGAAGTCGCGGAGCCTTTTTTTGCAGCAGCTTTTGCCTCGCCCAAAGACTGCGCGGCTTGCCTGATGGGCTCCCATGCCTCTCGCACCATCCTGGCGAGTCCGTCGCGGGCCTGCTCGCTGAACGGCACCTCCACCACCTCGCCGTTTTCGTCAACAGCCATGAGCCCCTGCCAATCGTGCACAACAAGGCGCAGGAGGTCCACGCGGAACTCGGGGATCATCTCCGGGATTCGCTGCTTCCCACCGCACACCTTGCACGGCTCGCCGTCCACTGCACCGACGCCCCAGCATGTGGAGCAAACGCCGTGCTTCGCGCACAGCACCAGGTAATCGTCAAGCGTCAACGGCTTCAGCAGCATCCTCGCCGGGGGGTGCCCATCGCCATTCAGCGGCACCTCAACCCACTTCGGCTCGGAGAAGTCGGTAGCAAACGCAACAGGCAGCATCGCCGCCCCCCCCCTACTGGATGAACCCGACGTAGGTGGCAGTTGGGTCGTTGAGGTCAATCACGCACACCGAGCCTAGCGACCCATTTGCGTAGTACGCCTGGGCCTCCAGCTCCACCTCAAGCTCGTTGGTGCCAGCTGCCACCGCCGTTGCGTTGGTCAAGAAGGCAAGGAACTCCTGAAACCGGAACTTGCAGAAGTAGTTCGCGGGGTCTGCTGGGTCCTTGACGGTGATTTCCAGTTCATGTCTACCCTGCCCGGTCGCAAGCGCGCGAATGGCCGACGTATCATCCCAGATGCCAGCGATGCGCAGCGTCGCCGACTCGATACCGCCCAGCACGCAGTGCGTGTGGTAGTCCGTCCCATCGTGCGCCTTCCGCAACGCGTACTTCCGCTTGACCTCGAAAGCGGCGCGGGTCACCCAGAGAGAAGACGCCCCGTCAATCTTCACCTCCACGCTGCGCTCCCCCCAGTATGCATCGTTGAACACCGTCGGCGTCGAATCCTGGCGGCTGGCTAGGTCGAAGTCGCCCTTGCCAAGGCCGGCGACCGACAGGGACAGGCGCGCCTCCCTCGTAGACTCCTCGGAGAGGTCGAAGGCAAAGCCCGTGATGGCGAGCCCATCAAGCACGTCGCCGCGGCTCACCCCGGCGTTCCACAGCTCAGCGCCGAAGTACGGCCCTGCCGAGTGCCACGATGCTCCGCCGAGTTTGAACCGGTGGGCGTAAGGGGCGGCGGACCCGCTCACAGAGTACTGCTCGCACGCCTTGTAGAGCCACACGCCGATGCTGCCACGCTGGAACGGCACCACAATCTCCCGGTCGCGCACCGCCCACAGCCCTCTGGCTGGCTGGGAAGGCATCCTGTTCCCGGACAGCACCTCGCTCGGGACCGCCTGCTCGGTTCTCCCGAGGTTGCACGAGATAATCGGCATTTGGGCCGCCTTGGTCACAGGCGAAGGCCTCTGCCCAGCCGTGGCCTCGCCCCAGATTGCAAGCGCAACGTCACCCGCGTACCGGATGCCCATGGCTACCTCCCTTCTTGCCTTGCTTCACGCCGGCTTCCGGCCGAGCCGTTTCGCTGTTTTCAGGCGCATCGGAGGCGCGGACCTCCAGGCCTTTGACCTCCAGCCAGTTCGCCAGCTGCTCGCTGATTTCCACTTCGCGCCACTCGTGGGTCAAGGTCCCCACGCCAAGGAGGGTTAGCGCCTCCCACGGCATGCTGTCGGGAAGTCTGACCATCATCTTCATGCCCACTGCCTCCACCAACGGAGCTCCACTACCCTGACCTCAAGCCCGTAAACGAGGTCGGCCAGCCACTCCCGGACTAGCTCGAAGCTCCCGCCCGGGTAGCCCGAAGGGGACCACCCGCCAAGCGTGACTCGCACTCTATCGGCCAGCTCGTAGGCCGTAGTGGTCACCTGGTCACCGTACCGCCCGCCCACGACCCAAACGTGCCACGTCCAGGACTCGTTCTGAACACGCCGGTCGGAGTGGACACGCGGAGGGTCCCAGACGATGCTTTCCAAGGCAACGTAAACCCCGGGAGCCCGCTGCAGTTGCGCCCGAAGCTCCTCCTCACCGCCTAGGGGACTCACCTCCACCCCCGGCATTGCCGCCGCAAGTGCTGCCAACACCTGGCTCAGCACGTCGGACCTGGGTTCACTCATGCCACAGCTCCCCAAACACGCGCCTCAGGTACCCGATGGAATCCTGGCCCAGCCCAACGAACCGCCGCTTGGGTGTCCGTCGCCCGCCGAACTGATGCACCGCGGCGTACGCCAAAGGCAGCGTCCCGCCGTAGACGTGAACCATGTCGCCGCCCACCTCGTACTCCGCTCGCACCGAGCGCCGCAGCCTCCCGGTGTCCAAGAGGGTTTGGCCGTGCTGCTTGATGGCCCTCACCGACGGCTTCCATGGGGCTCCGGTCACCGGGTCGGCCTGCCGTTGGAAGCTCTGCGTAGAGTCGCGCATCATCACCATCGCTGCCTGGGCGCCTACCCGACCCAGCCAGGCCAGCAAGGCCTCCCTGCGCATCCGCTCGATGCGGGACGCCATTGGCCCAACGTCCACCGTCACTCGGAAGCCGCCGGAGGCGTCACTCATGGAACGCTATCCCTCCAGACCGTTGGCATGACCGCCGGGGCGGCGCGGAAGCCAGCGTCCTGCTCCCATGTCAGCCTCACGGCTCCGGTTGCCACGCGGTCCAACATGGTCCTCGCGCTCTCCACCGCCGCCCTGGTTTGCTCCGCCATTTCCACCTCAGGGCGCCTCGCGTACAGGGAGCCGATGGCAAGCATGCACGCAAGCCACTTTACCTCCCGGGGGTAAGGCGGGCCCGGAGGCGTGGACTGCCCAGACGCGCGCAGCGCCGCGTCAATCTGCGCCGAGGCATCATCCAAAAGCGCCGCCAGGTCCACCGTGTAGGCCCCCTGGTCACTCGACAGCCTCCCCAGGACCCTGGTGTCAATGTACTGCGCCAGGTCGGCCGGGTCCGCGTAGCTCACTTCGCCTTCCTCCGGGTCGTCTCGCCCTTATCAGGCTTCGCTTCATCGGCGGCGTCGGAGACCAAGCGAAAGTAGCCGGACGCCACCAGGCGCTCCGCTTCCTCGTCCTCGACCTCAAAGACCTGGCCGAGGGGAATGGTTTCCACCCCCCGGCCGTACCCGATTTCACCGACTACCTTGGGCATGGCTCACCTCACTTCACCGTGTCAAGCCAGAGGTACCCAGCCTCCGGCATGGCGATGAAGGGCTTGTAGAACTCCACGTACGCCACATGGCGCACCAGACCCCCAGCATCGTCCCAGGTCGCGGTGAAGCCGTAGGTGTTCTCAGCGCCCTGCTGCCAAACCCGCATCGCCAACATCCCGAAGGTCGGCGCCTCCACCTCGTTGGGGTTGTCCTCCACGTAGCACAGCCCCGCGGCGTCGCCCCAAATGTCGCTGATGGTGGCGCCATCGGAGCTCGCAACCGCCCCGCCCACCAGCACGCGGGACACGCCGATGGCCGCGGCAAACGCCTCCTTGGTCACCTGGCGGGCCGCAATGGTGGCCGGGGCGAACGCGAGGCGGTCAAGCACGTAGGTGTTCCTGGAGATTGCGTTCCAGGTTTGGGCCCCGCACCAGAACACGTTCGGCGTCACCCCGACCTTCTGGCGCAGCAGCTCGGCCTTGGCGAGAATCACGTCCACCACGTCCACGTTGCTCTTGCCGGAGGTCTTCTCGTTCCACCCGGAGCCAGACCCGACCGTCTCGCTGTTGCCAGTGGCGTAGGAAGTCGGGTTGGTGAGCAACGTGGCCACCGCCTTCTCGCGGCCCAGCACAACGGCGCGCTTGGCAGACCGCGCGTTGCGCGCCAGCACATCAAGGCCAACCACGTCGCCGGCCTGCAGCTCGCGCCAGTCGGCCGGGTAGTCCACCGCGTGCTCTTCCAGGGTCACCGTCACGTACGTGACGCCCCACTTCCCCTGCTTCGGAGCCGCGCGGAGCGCCCGCAGGTCGTCTCCGGTCGGGAGCGCGTCGGCGCTGAACTTCGGAAGCTTGATGCTGTCGCTGGTGGCCCGGATGATTGGCAGGACCGAGTCACCAATCACTCCGGCGGGCTTGTAACCAGCCGCCAGCGCGGTGAGCACCGGCGAGGTTTGCAACCGCAGCTCGTCAAGACGGTTCATCTTTCACCTCCTCACTTGACCAAGACAAACACCTTCTGGTCAGCGGCCGAGGCCGCCTCCAGCGCCAACGCCACCAGCTTGCCCGTGGACATGGTCACAAGCTTCCCGCCGGCCCCTACCTCCAGGGCAGCACCGGCGGCCACGGCACCACCAACGATGGCCTTCACGATGCTCCCGGAGGTCGCCACGGGCACTGGCTCGCCGGCCTGGGCGTCCCCCATGGCGATGCCCGCCGCGTAGCCGCCAGAAGAGGCCACACTCCCGGTCGGCCCGACAGCGAGGCCGGCCGAGACGGCGCCAGACGCTTTCACCGTAACGACAGTCAAGGGCTGCTCGAACATCTCACACCTCCATTCCGACCTGGGCCGCCGCCTCCATCACAGCGTCCACCATAGGGACGCCCTTCTGCTCGGCGATGCGGCGTGCCAGTGACAGGACCTTGGCCTCCCCGGGGAACGTCTCCCTAGCCGGTGGCGTAGGGAGGTCCACCGGACTCGGCCGCTCCAATCGTTCGGTTGGCGGGGCGGTTTTCTTCAGCATCTCCGCCCACCGCCCGAACAGCTCCGGGGCCTTGCGGAACAGCTCCCTCCCGAACGCGAGCTGTTCCTCCGTCGCCAGCGGAGCCACCTCGGACAGCGCTCGTTCTTCTTCCAGCTGCCGGAGGCGCTCTCGGAGAGCGTCCAGCTCGCGCTGGGCTGCCTCGGCGCGCTCGACCGCAGCGCGGTACTCCTCGACCGACACGTGTTCCTCGTTCATCTCCTCACCTCCAGTTTCGGATGGTTCACGCAGTCGCCTTGAGGCGGCCGCAGCCATCCCATCAATCGCCGGGGAGTTCGTGAGAGCTGCCCCAACCAGCTCCTCGACCCGCCATTCATCATCCACGTAGACCACTGGGGAGATGTACCGGTACTCCTTCTGCGCCAAGTGCTGCTGCGCCGCCGGGGTCCACTCCACCATTCCCCAGAGGCCATGCTCCGCCGTCGGCTCCTCGCCTTCGGCTGGAGCGCGGACCTCAAGCTCAACAATCCAGCCTGCGGCCGGCGCCCGTGGTGCAAGCGGGTTTAGGCTTTGGTGGTCATAATCCACCGCCAGGTCGCCAAAGCGCGCATCCCATGCTGCCATCACCGCCGCCGCTGCCTGCTCGTCAAAGACAAACTCGCGCCCGTCAAGAGTCCGCACCACGCCCCACGGCAGGAGCTGTACCCACTGCCCGGTGGCCGCGGCCTCAACCATGGCGCAGGACACCAGCCTTGAGGCCTTCTCACCGTCCACCATCGCAAGCAAGCGGTCGGCCGCCCTGGCAATCTCGGCGTGGCCCTGCTGGGCAGCCCTCGCCTTCGCCGCGATTAGGCCTGAGCGGTACACCTTGCCGTTCTTGCCGTACGGGTACGCCCACGCAGCCTTCGTTTCCGGGTCCTCCTCCTCCCGCCGGCCCAGGAACCACTTTCTGTACTCCGCCCAGTCGGGTGGGTCGCCCAGGATGCGGTTCCCATCATCGGCAGAGAAGCCCCACGGGTACGACTTGTCAACCTTCCCGTCGGCTATCAGCTGCCTCGCGTGGGCCACGCCATCGGGGTTGACCGTCATAAGATGCCTCCCTGCCGTGCCTTAGTGTACGCGATTTCCGCCGCGCGTACCACTGCCTCGCTGGCCCCCTCGATGGTTGGAGGGTGGTCAAACCCAGGGTCCGGCTCGGGGATTTCATCCTGCCACGTCGGCGTCCACGCTCCTAGCTCAGCAAGGTCCTCCCGGAGAGCCGGCACGACCGTGCATCGGCAGTTGTAGCCGTTGGGGGGCCACAGGTGCTCCGGGAACTCCTCCCTCGGGTACGCCAGCCCGTCAAGCTCCAGATGCTCCGGCCGCACCCTATCGTCATTGATGGCGTCATAGACTAGCCACTCGACCTCCTGGGCTCCCTTGAGGTAGGCGAACCGCTCGCTTTCGTAGACAGACCCGATTGTGGTACGCATGATGGTCTCGGCGTGCCATGGCGACGTGCCCCAGCCGGTGGCATCCAGGATGCTATCCAGCGCATCCATCCAGTCATCCAGCGTCCCGCCTTCCTCAATCACTCTAACCAGCCCCTGCCGAAGTGCCTCAAGCACTCGAAGCTCCGCAACTCGCGCGACAGTCCAAGCGATGGTGTAGGCCAGATGGCCGAGCTTCTCCAAATCCTCCTTCCGCAGCAGCAGCTTCGACTGCAGGATGTCGCGCGCCTTCTCCGGACTCATTGGGCGCCAGCTGCTACCCGGCATCCGGCCGCCTCCGAGACATGACCTCTCGCACCTCGGCCTCTGCGTCCTGTACTGCTGTAGCGGCGACGTGCCAGACTACTCGTTCCAGCGCCTCCACAACCTTCGGGTTCGCCTTGCGCTCAAGTCTCAGCGCATCAAGAGCTTCCGCTGGCGTCCCAGCCTTCGCCGCCCGCGCGGCCACGGACCTAGCCCAGCCGCGCATGAGGTCGCCGAGCATCGCGGACGCCCCGTCCGTGGCCGCCTCAAGCTCCTTGCTAGGAACGCGCCTGCTCTGCGTGCGACGCGAACCTCGCGCCAGCTGGTGCAACTTCCGGTACTGCCGGCTCGCCGCCGCCTGCGTTTGCTGCGGCAGCGCAAGCCCGAGCTCCTCCGCCGCGCCGACCGGGTCGAATGGGATTCCTGCCTGCTGAGCTGCTACGTACAGCTTCGCCTTGTCAAGCGCCCCGAGTTCGCGGCTCCAGCTGTACGACAGGCGCAACCCGGCCCGGTCGAACACCTGGCGCTGAAGCGCCTCCTGGAGCAACGCGCAGTCTGACTCGGCAACAGCCTCCAGCTGGCGGTAACGCACCTCTGTGGACGCCTTGGTGCCGTACCTCCCCCCGAGAGCCACCTCGGCGTCGCCTAGCACTGCGCGGTACATCTCCTCAAGCGAGCGGCGCAAAAGCCCGTCGAATGCCGCGGTGGCGTCACCGCGTTGGTCAGACAGCACGTCCACCTCGGTACCCGCAGAGACCGCGATGGTGGACCCCGAGCGTTTCGCTGACTCGATGGCGCGCGCCAGCGCCATCACCGGATGCTCCCCGTCCATCTCCCCGGCGTCGGATGGCGGGCGGGCTACCACAAGCGGGTCCGCGTATCGCTCCACGTATCGGCGCCAGTCCCGGCGCAGGTACAACCGCTCAAGCCAGCCAGACACAAGGGGGCGCAGGATGGCAGCACCGGATGGGTCCACTGGGTCGGCAAGCACAAGGCACAGACGGTCCGAGACGCTCGCGGCTTCTATCTCCCTGCCTCCCGACACGATTAGGTAGATGGTTCCGCCACGCTCGTAGATGGCCGCGTGGGGCCATGGCACCAGCTCCTTCGGCACCCAGTTCTTTCCCCAGACCACTTCGACTGCCGCGAAGCCTAGCAGCGGCGCCATGGCGAGGTGGCGCATGGCGTGGCTCCACTTGTCCGGCAGGGGGACCTCGTTGCCCGATTGGTCTGATAGGGTCCACTCCGCATTCAGCATGGAGGACACGCGCAGCGATACGGCCGCCGCCAACTCCGCGTCCGAAGACAACATCGTCTCGTACAGACGCCGGACGTACCTGGAGTCCTGCGAGGCCGCCTGGACGGCCCACGCAGCTACCTCCGGCGTCACCGGGGACTCGTAGGCCCGGACTTTCTGTTGCCACGGGATACCGGCAGCCAGCGGCTCGGCGCTCACGCCTCTATGATGGCACGCGCTCGTGCCGTGTCAACTCCAGGTCGTTTTCCCGGTCACCGCGACGGCTACTGGCCCAGTTGACGTAGCCTCCCACGCCGAAACCAGGGCGTCCACCATGTCGTCATGTTCGTCACCGGTGCCGGTGAACTCCTCCAGCTCCCGGAGAAACGTTGACAGCCACGGCGCGGTCTGGGGGACTAGCAGGCGTCCGGAGTTCCATGCCGCGGCGGTCCGCTGCGCCCTAAGGTACTTGTCCTGGGTGGCGATGGTGGCCCGCACCTTCAGACCGAGCGACGCCATGAGGTCCACCACCCCGCGCTCGCTGCCCCCGATGATGCTGGCCATGGTGGCGTGCGGGTACCGCGCCTGTATGCCTTTGAGGCGCTGCACCCATTCAGGCGCGCTGCACCGCTCCCGAACAACCTCCAGCACGTAGCCGTTTCCCTCGGACGCCATGAGCACCACCGCCGCGTTGTAGTCCGATTGCGCTCGTGAGGTGTAAGCGAAGTCCACTCCGATGGCGACTCTACCCTTCCTCGGCGGTTCGGCGTAGAAGCTCGGAGGCCCGAACAACTGCCCCTCCCTCGGCCGTGGGGAGCACATGTACAACGCCCACCAGTCGCGCTCCCCAACTGCTTCACGCTGGGCCCGTAAAAAGTCCATCGGGCGCCGCTCTGGCCACAGAGGCGTGCCGTCCTCCTTGATGGCCGGCAGCGCCACCACCTCCCAGCCGGCACGTATCAGCTCCCCAGCGAGGTCGTCTGGGTGCCACCTGGTGCAGATGATGATTGCAGAGGCCCCTGGGTGGAGTCGCGTCATGGCTACTGACCGCCACCAATCGCTTACTGCCGTCCTGTGGGTGGCTGAGTCCGCGTCGCTTCGCCCCTTCACGTAGTCATCCAAGACCAGCACGCCGTCAACCGCTCGGCCAGTAAGAGGCCCACCGATGCCTGTCGCCCACAGGCCACCGCCAGCCCTGGTGACCCAATGGGACAGCGTTCCTTCGGTCACTGGGAGACAGGCCGACTCCGCGATGCGCCGCGCAATCCTCATTTTTTCCAGCACGGCGTCCCACGAGTAGGAAACGTAGGCATTCCGCCTTTCCGGGTGGCGCGCTAGACCCCACACCAGCGCGTGCAAGGCCAACATCGTCTTTCCGTGCTGCGGAGGGCAGGTGACCACCACCCGCACCTCCTGCTGCCACGCACGCTCGAACACTTCGGCTACTGGGCCAAGATGCTTCGGTGGGTCAAGGTGAGGGGACGCCTGCGGCACAAACTCCAGCAGCGGCAGGCGTCGCAGGCTCCTGTACCTGAGCTCGCGGGCGATTGCTTCGGCAACCTCCGCTCGGCGCACGGTCACTTCTGGGACAGGTTGCGGAGGCCCAGCAGCCTGCCAAGGCGCTCGACTTCTTCATCCGACAGCGCCTCCAGCCGGAGGTCGGAAAGGTCAACATGCCACTGGGTTCGCTGTGCCCACTCGTCAGGCCAGCGGCGTTCCAGCAGCCAGGCGACGGCTTGCCATGCCCCGTTGAGCGCGTGAGCCCGGAGCATGGTGATGGCGTCCCTGACGCACTTCGCCTCCGCCGCCTCCCAAGCGTCGGCGAGGCGCAGCGCTTTCGCCATTTCCTTCGTCACAGGCGCCCCCGTCTCCATCGCCTCCCGTGCAGCGGCCGCCAGGGTCCGTACGCGCCCCGGGACGCCTCTCGGCAGCCCAGCTATAGCGGCAGCACGTGCCGGCGGCAGCCCCATCTCGATGGCTCGCACAAACGCGTCCCAGCGCTTTTTCGGGACTCGCACGGCGCCCTCCTACGCCCCCCAAGGAATCTTCAGCCGCCACCTGATGAACTTGGTATACCGCCGCGGGTTGCGGCCGCACACCTTCGCATCCGGAAACTTCCCGCCGAAGTGCAGCTGCACCGCGTTGCCGAACGCCTCGCGTAGCAGCTTCGCTCCATCGTTTTCTCCATCACCAAGACCTCGGAACTCCATGTGCCCGCCCGGGTTTGCTCCACTTTTCGCGAAAGCCACGCCGAATCGCTTGTCAATCCAGCAGTACCGGTGATAGAAGGCATTCAGCAGGCACAGCCACGCGTCCTCGCCTGAGCAGAAAAGCCCCTCCGGCAGGTACAGGCGCGACCCCGGCAAGATGCCCATCGCTCCGCCCATGATGGTCCCGACAAATCCAAAAGGCCGCAGGTGCGGCGACGCAACAAAGGAGGTGAACGGCAGATACCCGTACAGGTAGGCGCCTAGCTCTTTGCACGTGTCTGCCGAGGAAAGAATGACGTTCCGCGCCTCCGTGGGTGACAGCTGCATGCTGCGGGAGTTCTTCTCGCGGTTCCACAGCCGTACCATGCGCTGCAAATCGTCGTCTAACATGAAGACGCCACCAAAGTGCCGCATCACCCAGCTTCTTGTGCTCCAGACCCCGCGCACTTCATCCGGCCGCTCCACCACCTCCACCGTGTCCCCAAGCCGCTCGCGGTACAGCGGGGCCTGGCTTTTCGGCACGCACACGCAGTCCACGGCCACTATCCGGTGGGTGCTGATGGTGTCCCAGCGCTTGTGGGACACCACCACGATCTTCACCTTCGCATCAGGCACCGCGAGCCTCCCACTTCGCCTTGAACTCCGGGCAGGTAATCACCCGCGTGATGCCCACGTTTCCCCAGCGGTCCTCCCGCCTCTCCAGGCCCAAGACCGTCTGCAGCCAGGCCCACTCAGCCTGCGTCCTGCAAAACACGAGCACAGCGTCATAGTGTTCATCCCACTCCGGCACCAACTCGTACTTCGGCTTCTCCGACTTCGCCAGCTCAGCGCACCGCGCCTCCAGTTCGCTGAACAGGGCCTTGACGGCGTCGCTCATCTGCTCGTACATCTCCGCTAGCGCGTCGTTGTCACAGTCGGCTTGTGCCGTAATGCGGTCAACCGCGGCCGAGAACTCCGCCCAGTCGCTCTCTGGGAGGTCCACAAGCACGACGGGATACTCCTCAAGGGCCGCCTCCTCGAGGCGCATGTGGCCATCAAGGATTTGGACCTTTCCATCCGCCCGCCTCGCCCCAAGCAGCGCTCCAGCGAAGCCGAAGCGCTCTAGCAGGCCCCGGAACCGCCGACGCTGGACCGAGCCGTGGCGCCGGACGTTCCGCGCCATCGGCACGAGGTCTTCACGCTTCACATACTGTAATCCCAGGACTCGGACCTCCATACGGCCCTCCCGGGACACATTACTTCATCTTTGGCAGGGTAATCAAGCCGGCAAGCATGGCATCCCACACGGGACGCCATCCCCACCTCTGAACGAAGTTGGCCAGCTCCACGTGCCGCTCCCACAGACCGGAGAGCATGGACACCACGCACACGCGCTCGTACGTGTGCAGGTCCAGGACGGCGGTGGGGATTCTGCCGTCGAACTCCACCTCCAGCACCTCACGCTTCCGGCCCGTGCCGCGCAGCTCATCTTCCATGCGCAGCCAGATTGCTGCGCAGTGCAAGCCGCGCGGCGGCATCACCGTGACGCCGTAGGAGTCGCGCATCACGGACCGGATAATCTCAGGACGGAGCGCGGCCTCGTTCAACCCCCACTCCTTGAACGAGAACCACCTGTCCGTGATGCCCTGCCGCCCGTGATGCGTCTCCCACCGGCAGACCGCGTCCCAGTCGCCGGCGGAGATGGCGGCCGAAAGCTCCGGCAGGTCCTCCGGGGCCGGGAAAATGTCCTCCCACACCTGCACCCACACCACCCCGGACACCTTGGACCTGCCGAGCTCCTTCTCGGCGGCATAAACGGCGGAAGGCCACCCTATGCGGATGGCCTTCACGACTAGACTTTTCCACGCAGACTCGCTGTACTGCCCCCCATCTTGGGGGGCATCAAACAGCGACATCTGCTTCGCCATCATCATGCCAACAATCTAACCCTGCATGTCGCTTTTGTCAAGGCTTATAGTGCGCGCCCGCACCCATCGCAGCACGTCGCCTGCCCAGTACTTCGGCCCTGTCGGCGTGCCGACCCAGGCGGGTCCATGGCCCGCCTCCCGCTTCCTCTGCAGCCACTCCACGTCAACCCCAAGGAAGCCCGCCGCCTCACGTTCGGTCAGCAGCCCGCATGCGAACGCCGCAGCCGCCACGCCGACGGGAAGGTCGTAGACCGTCGTGACCAGTCGGCACACTGGCAGGCCCAGGATGTCGCGTACTGTCCGCAAGACTGGCAGCTTCGGACTGTGCTTCCCCGACGTGAGACGCTTGTACTCCCGCTCCCCCATGACCGCGACCGCTAGACTTCGCCGCTCCGAAAGACCGTAGACCGCCGTCAAGCTCAGCAGCGGGGCCATCGTGCTGCCTACGATGCCAGCTCGAAGTAGGTCAACGTGTCCGTCGAGCTCCTCGGACGCCATCTCCACCAGCGCCTCCTCCACCCGCTCCCCGCCAGGAACGTCATGCCCGAGCATCCACCGCTTGACCGTCCGCTCTGACATCCCCAGCATGGCAGCAACCTCGCGCCGCGAGACCCCGGCGAAGTACGCCGCGGCCTTTCGGACGGTCCACAGCCTGGAGGTCGCGGCCCTTTTTAGCCACGCGCGCAGCAGCCACCGCCGGCGCCGAAGTGGGGCCGCAGCGTCCCAGGGACCGAGCACGGCAAGCAACGCTGGGTCCCGCAGCCAGTACCGCTTACCGCTCCAGTCTCCCAGGGGGCCAGGCCATGCCGTGCGGCACCACTTGCTCGACCTTCCACGCGCCACGCGAGCCTCCATCCCGCGTCACTAGGTACACCCGCAGCTCCGGCCATTGCTGAGCAGCCACCTTCAGCTTGGCCATTCCATCGTCACGCCGTCGCCCCTTCACCTCGTAGACCACCATCTGCCCGTCGCGTCGGAGCGCCACGAAGTCGGGCCACCAGACGCAGTCCGGGCCGATTCGCAGTGCCATCGCCTCGTATCGCCACAGGACCACTTCACCGGCAGCGCGGAGCTTTTCCAGCTCGAGCGCCCACGCTTCCTCAAGCTTCGACTTGTAGGCCGGAACTGCCAGCTTGATTCGAGTGCCCAAGCCCATGTTAGTCGTTCCTCCATTCGCTGTTCGCCCAGGGCGTGTCCAGGTCGGGACCTCCGTAACCCGGGCACTCTGGACACTCAACATCGGGAGCCACGCCGCGCCGAAGGTAGCGGCGTGGGTGCCGGGCGGGCTCTCTCCGCAGGCGGCGCCTGGGGGTGTACACCGTGCACAGCCACCCATCAGGCGGCGCCACCAGCTGGCAGTTACTCTGCGGGACCACCGACTGGTATCCGCTCTCCACACCTTGGGCAAACCACAGCGACGCTAGATACAGGATGATGGCTCCGAGCGACATCGCGTTTCCTCCTTTTCATGGCCAACACGGCCAAGACTTGGCCGAGGCGCTCCAGGTGCGCCCGGAACGCCCCGGGCACTGCAATCCATACAGCCTTTCCGTCCGTCCACCACTTGCACTCGGTCGATGGAATGTTCTCCCCGAGGTCCCCGATGTTCGGCAACCACGTGGCGCGGACATGCGACCGCGTGCGCCCCCACAGCCGCAGCGACTTGCCCGGCCGCAGCACAAGCAGCCCGGCGTCCGCGGTTCCGTCCAGGCCCACCGACACGTCAACGCACTCCCCGAGGACCGTCTCCACCAGCGCCTCCGGCACCACGAGCTGCAGCCGGCGCTTGCCGCGCTGCTTCGCCCGAACGTACGACAACCGGATGCCGCCGCGCTGCATCCCTCCCGCACGCATGCCTGCCGGGTCAAGCTCCACCATCATGGCTCCTCCCCAGGCAGCAACGCTCCGCGCTGCAAGGCACGTTCGACCGCCGAAATCCCTCCGCGCCAGTACCAGCCGCACACCCGCATGTGCTCCCGCCAGCATCCGAGATAGCACACCGTCCACAGCGGCATCACGTAGACCACATGTCCCCTGTCCGAGTCTAGCCACAGAGGCTCACCCTCCGTGGTTCCCCTGACCTGCGGTCTCGCCTGGGGAGGCGACACGCAGGGGAAATAGGCCACCGCCCAGGACGCTGGGTCAAGTGTCGGAAAATCGGACGCAAGCACGCATCGCCCCACTCTCCCGGAAAGCGGCTCAATCAGGCACAGGATCCTGGCCACGCCGTCACGCGGCAGCATGCGCGGGCTCGGCATCAGCCAACCAATCCCGGGCAGGCCAAGTCGCTCCGCGTGAAGGGCCACCACCAGCCGGATGTCAGGCGGCAAGCCATTCACTACAGCTGCCCCGTCCGGGCACTGACGCACCAGCGAGACCCCTGGGTAAGACACGGGCCGGTCGAAGACCGGCCCGTAGCATGTTCCGTACCACACCACCCAGACCACTGCCAACATCATGGCGCACCTCACTTTCCACAGCCGCTAGGGGACTCCATCTTCTGCCAGCATCGCCCGCAGAACACCTTCCCCGGCAACCTGGTGAGGTCAACGTGCCACTCGTCATCGTAGCCCAGCTCCTTCCCGCACCGCCAGCAGTAGAGCTCGTCTGGCACCCTGGCGATGAACCACAGCGCCCCGGCCGCAGCGGCGGCGAGGCCGAAAAGAGAAAGGGTGATCGCCAGTTCCACGGTCCACCTCCTCAATCCTGGCCGTCCTTGGGTCCGTTACGCTCGGCGACGGCCTCATCCAGGAGCTTGAGCGCCGTCTCGAGCACATGGCGCAGCTCGTCTGGCGAGTTTGCGTAGACACGCACGTCGTGGTCGCCGTCGAGAGTGAGACTGCTTCTGCCGTCGTCCCCGATGATCAACCTTAGTCCTCTGCATGTTGTCCTCATGATGCCATCAGACCACATCGTCTCTACCCCAAAGTTTGTTTCACACGCAGCAACAACTCCTTCACTATGCATCGTCTCCTCCTTTCCTGGCCGCGGTCTTTGCCTCGGCCTCTACTGCCTCCGCGAGCTCGCGGAGGTAACGCAGCATCTCTTCCGGCGATCCAGCCACCAGCTCCACGAACACGTACCCAGCCTCGAAGCGAATCACGCATGTCCCGCAGCCGCGAACCTCGACACTGGCGTGGTATGCCCTGTTTGACCCGTACAGCCCCACCGTTGGTCTAATGTCGCACCACATAGGGTCCCCTCCTTCCGCCGCATTCACCACTAGGTCCTCGCGACCGATACCACAGCGAGGATTGCCCCGCAGCGTTCGCAAGCCGCGACGCGCAGGATGATTGGTTCCCCGGAGACCGTCGGGTCCCACTCCTCCATGCGCACCTCGCGAAGCAGCACGCGCCCATCCGTCACTGCCCCGCCCTCGGCGTGCGTGTGGACTATCTTGTGCCCCCGCACCATGAGGTCACGTCGGTCAAGCCATGCAATCATGGGTCACCTCCCTTCACACCAGCCCACCTCGTAGCACCTTATCGCTCGGCGATGCAAGCCGAACCCCATCGCGCTCGTGGGCCATGGCTCCCACCTCGCAGTGCGGACAGGCGGCAGTCCCTTCCACCCCATCCTCGTCTATGACTGCCACGATGCCCATGCCGCCGCACACCGTGCACCTCCGCTTTTCCGGTGGGAGCTCCTCCCGCCAGTTGACACCCGGGCGGGCAGCCGACGGTTTTGGTCTCCGCTCCCTAGCGAACTCGCCCGACTGCTCCCTGTTCAACGCGCCAATGATGAACCGCGGCATTCCGCGCGCCGTCTTCCTCCGGTTGGGGTTGGCTAGGTGCCACCTGTACAGGCGCTGGATCACCGCTTGCACGTCCATTCCGGCGTACAGGGCTTCCAGGCGCTTCACCGCGGACGGCCACAGCACCCAGGTATCGGGCTTCCCCTTGCAGTGCCACGTGAGGGTTGGTTTTTCATCTGGCGTCTCCCTGTGGAATGGTGGAGGGTAGGTTTTCGTGTCCTCCACCCACGTCTCGGATGCGAGACCGTGTTGCCCACCTATACATGTATATGCTTCTGCTTCTGCTTCTGCTTCTGCTTCTGCATGTCGAACATCCGGAACATCGTGGAACATCTCCGAACAACGCGAACTCTCGCGAACATCGCCGAACACTTCCGAACAATCGCGAACATCCGCGAACGTCTCGGAACAATCGGAACGTTCACGAACATCCACGGAAGTGCCCGAACCCTTTTCGCTGGTGTTAGCATCCGCACGCTCTGCCGCCCTGCGCGCTCGCATCCGCAGCCTGGCTTCCTCGCGTTCCATCTCGCCGTCTCGCATCTCCCTGTACTTCCAGTACTGCGGGATGGCGTAGGTGTTCTTGGCCACCTCTATCACCCTGCGCCCGTCCCATTCTGGTGAGGTGGAGTCCGGGTCGGGTGACATCAGCAGGTCAAGGGCCTCGGAGAACTGCTCCGGGTCCATGTCCAGCGCCCTGGCGAGCGCGAGGCGTGTCCCGTACACGATGCCGACCCGCGTTCCGTCCTCAAGATACCCGGGCCGGGCAAGCAGCAGCAGTCCGACCCAAGCTACCCGGACGTGCAGCGGCTGCCCGGCCCACACGCTTGACCGCAGCATCCTCTCAAAGAGCTTGACGTACATGGCCATCGCCCCACGGGGACGGCAGGTCGGTGAGCTGGAGCTGGAGCAGCTCAGCAAGCCGCAGCATGTGCAAGACGGACGGAGCCACAGTCCCAGCCTCCCACCGGTACACCTGGGCGTCCGAGGTACCCACCAAAGCCGCCACCTCGGACGCAGTCAGTCCGAGCGACGTTCTCCGGCTGCGTAGCAGTGCTCCAAGCGCTTTTCGCCAAGCAGCCGGCTCACAGAGTGGGCGGATGCTGAACCATACAACTTTGTCTAGCATAGTCCCCTCCTCTCCTAGAGTACATCCACTCTTGTGCTAAGTACCTTGGTAGCGTAGCGTTCCTTCACTTCCTTCGGCACGTCGTACCTTGTGCTTTCGATGGTGGACACCCGCACAACAACCGGCCCCACCACGGCCTCCACCTTCCCAGGCGAGGCAGGAGCCAGCTTGACTGCTGCAGCGCGCAGGCGTTCCCGTGCCTCCTCGTACGTCTTGACTGTGTCGCGCAGCTCCGCCACGAGACGCGCCGCCTCCAGCACCGACGGGTCTTGCAGCCCAGCGACAGCGTCCGCCGGAGCCTCCGGCTCCACACCGGGGCAAAGCCCAACGTCTCTGGCCCAGCACCCAGTGCACAGCTGTGGGGTGGAGGGTTTCGGGGTCGGCGGTGTCCCAGCCCGTAGAGCCGCCTTCGCCTCCAGGAGCACGTCCTGCACGCGTTGCAGCGTGGGCCACGCCTCCTCCACCGTCACCCATACCTCCTTCAGCTGCCCAGTTTGCTTGTTCACCAGCAGGTAGACGCCGCGGGATTCCCCATGCAGGTACATGTACAGCGGCAACTGGGCAGCCCAGCGCAGCACGTAAGGCGTGGACGCGTCCACCATGTCTGCGTACGTCTGGATCTTCTCCCAGTTCCACGAGGCGACGGACTTGATTTCCATCGGCCACGCGTGGCCGTCCACTTCGACAAAGCCGTCCACGTGGCCGACAAGGCCGAGGTCTTTGTCCTCCGCCATCGCCTGCTGGCGAATCACCTTGACCCCAGCGTTCGCCAAAAGGTCAAGGACGTACCGCTCCAGGTGGGCGCCCAGGGCAAATATCCAGGCAAGCCCCTCACCAGGAGCCGGACGCTTGTCCCAGTCCGCTACAGCGTGGTACTGGTAGCGGGAACACAGGTGCCCAGCCTCCGAGGCCCTGAAGCCGGACGGCTTGCTTACCCGCTGGGTTGCCATCAGCTCGTTGCTCACACGCTCAACTATCATGGCTTCCTCCTTTCTCGGTCTGCTCTTGCTCCACGGTTTCAACCGGGGTCACATACTGCACCACATCCTCAGCGGCCAGCGCAGGAGCGGGTACCATCCACACGCTGCGGGCTCCGTCCCAGCGTGGGCTGATGCCAGCCGCCTTCCGCACTGCCGCCTTGAAGTCGTCCTTGTGGCGGTACTCGCGCAGCTTCACCGCCACCCACTCCACAGCGGAGTCATCCGCCTTGGAGAGCTCCACGCGCTTGACCCGGTCCCTGCGGATGCCGTGCCGCTCCAGTTCCTCCCAGGTCACCCCGGCAAGGCCAGCGAGCTGCTTCACCGCCCGCGCCCTCCAGTTCGTCTGGGCCTTCTTCAGGACATCACCGAAGGTCGGACGGATGCGGCCGCCGCGGGTCAAGAAGCGGTCGTCTGAGGCGCAGGCCCCAACCACCTCCCACCACCCGTTGGGGTCCAGGAGCTCAGACGCTGCCTCCCCGGTCACCACCACCAGGTAGCGACCTGGCTCCTCCACCTTCTCCCACCTGACATTTCTGGTCCTGATGCGATAGAGGGCTTTGAGCTTGTCAGCTCCCGACGCCGACAGGTACGGCTGGCCGTCGTAATCCACCCAGTCCTCCGGCTTGGTGAGCCGGAGGGTGGCCAGCCGCAGCTCCCGGTGGAGCTCGGCAATCCGTGCGGCCTCCGCAAGCTCAGAGGTCGCGTCCTCTGCCAGCAGAATCGCCGGCTGCGTTACGGTAAGTTCGTCTGCCATCGTTCCCTCCTTCCCCCGCTTGGCCCCGGGGGCGGGCATGCTAACTCCCGTATCAGTATACCACTGCCTCATGGCAGTGGCTTATAGTGCACCACCAACATCTCCAGGGCGCCAGGGGTTACGTCCACGTCGCCAGGCGCAGCCGCGCGCCTCCGCAGCCGCACCACGTACGCCACATCCCCAGCGGTCGGCTTGGCCTCCCCGCGAGACGGAGCGACGCCTAGCAACGCCGCCGTTTGGGGGTGGCCAATCAGGCACCTCCCTGCCGCAGCGGCTTCCTTCGCAGCCGCCTTGGCCGCCGAGAGCGCCTTAGGCTGGTCTAGGCCCATGGGTGGCCAGACGACCATCGTGCCCCCGTTTTCAGGTGGTACAAGGGCGTTCAGCACCCAGACCGCCATGTTTCCATCCTTTCCCCGGTTATCCACGGGACCCGGCATCGTCGGCCGGGCGCCGGATAACGAACACCGAAAGCCCGGTCCGCGGGTGGTACCAACCCTCCCAGTTCAAGTAGGGCGTGTACACCGGCGGCAACCGGCGTACGTTCTTCACGCCAGCCGCGTCGGCCGCCGCCTTGAGCGCCTCGCCCTCCGAGGCGTAGCGCCCCACTTCTTTTTCCTCGCCACCAGAAGGCTCTACCACTACGACCCATGTGTACTGCGCCATCGTTCCCTCCATTTCCCCGCTTTGCCCCGGGGATGGGCCCATGCCGGCCTTTTTTCCAAATCCCCTGCCGGCCCGGCTTCCGGCAGGGGCCAATCGCAAGCCTCCTACCATGCGAAGCCAGCCACAAACCCATCATCCGTAGGCTCGATGAACGGGAGATTTCTTTCCTTGCAACCGAAGATTCTGTCCGCATCTGAAGGCGTAAGTCGCCAGGCAGAGGACGTGGCGGGGAAAACCACTCCGCTCACCCGCCACTCGTACCAGTACCTGGTATCCGGGCCGGAGGTGTGTGTTCCCATCCGGAACTCCACCTCCACCTGCCGACCGAGGTCAAGCCCAAGTTCAATGGCCATGGCCTCAAGCCGCCGGCCAATCTGCATCGCCCGGTATGGGTGGTACAGCCACCACCCTTGCTTCATGCTGTGGATGTAATCGCGTAGAGTCATGACATCCTCCATCGCGACTGATTCAGCCATCAATCACGTACGCGCTCGGCGTCTGGCGCAGCGCCGGGTGGCGGAGTTCGGCGCCAGCCGGCACATCCAGCTTGAACCAGACGAACCCGTATTGCCCAATGGCTGGGCCTGCGGCGAAGCTGGCGGCGCCAGTCGCCCACGCAGCCGCCCACCAGACCTCATTCGGCTCCGCCGCGTTCGGACCTGGTGGCAACGGGACCACGCGGGCAACTACCTCCCCATCGAGCACTACCTCCAGCGGGGCGTCGTAATCGCCCCCAAACCGC